CAATAGGGGTCCCAAGAGAAGAGGGGGGGGTGAAATGGTTTTTGGGGTAATTGTGGATGTTGATAGTTATATATATACGTATATATTTTTGCTATACCCCTCTTATGGGGGGGTGGGTGGTTAAAATTTAAGCAGTGCAAAAATCGAACACCAATCCAATAGAGACCCAAAAAAAAGGGAGTCTTGCGACTCCCCTTTTTGCCCTTACTCCTATCAGGCAATTTGCTCTATGTCGTCTTCAAACTCATGTTCAGCAGTCCAATCTAAGACTAGGTTATGTTGATCACAATAAGAGTTTAACTTCTCCGCGATTCCTCTTGGTGAATCCCAAGCACTCAAGAAAGAAACAAAAAAAACATGCTCTTCATCTTGAATCAATTCAAACTCGTAAGCGTTCCACTTAGTCCCCCAATGAAGACAAGCGAAGTCGTACCAATTATCAGCACCATATTCCATCATCAAATACTTTCTAGTGATTGGATTCTTTGGCTTGTAGACTCCACCATCTAGAGCATAATCTTTATGCTCTTTTTTCTCTCCTGTTTCAAAATCATGTCCAAGAGTTGCCCCTTTCTTGATTTCTTCAGGCATTGGGATAATTCCATTGAAGTCAAACATATCCTCTTTTATTCTGAGGTCGTTCTTCAATTCCTCTAATGCTTGAATCTCTTCATGAGCATTAGTATTCGTTTCAATGGTTACAAAGTTAGTAGTGTGATTTGGCATGATTACCCCCAATTCTTAATAGTTAATATGGATGAAGATTTTATTTCGTAAGGTGCTTTGTGAGTTAGCTTAAATGTAGCTTGCTCATTCTCACCTTTTAAAATCCCCTCAATATTTTTCCTGTCTTTCGCAACGTGAACACTTTCTAAATTTTCATTTGCGAACGTCTGGAAATTTTTTCTAATCCCAAAAGCCAAAGGTTTTAAGATCAGATTCTCCAAGAACATATCTTTGATGGACTTTCTCAAGTCATTGACTATGCTTTGCCTTTCCTTGAGCTCTCTCACCTCAACAGTAAGCTCTAGCTCTTGGATTCTTTCTTGATTCATCTTTAGATAATCAAGTTTCTTTTTTAATGTTTCCATTTTTTATTTCTCCGTGTCAGCTTTATACTCAGCAGTTGGGGTAAAAATTATCATGCCTTCTTTCAGCATTTCTTTTACTGTTCCCCTTTTCCAATATCCAGAACCCTCGGTGTATTCAATAGTTTCCTCTAAAGTTACAACCTTCCAAGTATCTTCATCTTTATATTTTTTTAATATTTTCATTTTTGGTTTCTCCATTTTGTCATTTGCTTTATTGCTAATGAACTACGTTCATTATACATTTTTTTACACAAAACAACAGTTTTTATGCTAAAATTTAACTTCCATTAATAAAACTATAAGGAGTAAATAAAAATGGGAAATAGAGCCGTAATAACAATTAAAGAGAAAGACACTCCAAAAGAGGACTGGAATTCTCTTTATCTGCATTGGAATGGTGGACGCGATAGCGTTGAGCCATTTCTTCACGTGGCTAAGCTGTACGGGATCAGATGTAATGATGATTCATCGTACGCAATAGCTAGACTTTCACAGTTGATAGGCAATACTTTAGGGGGCACGCTTTCGCTTGGCGTTGGTGCTTACAAGTGTTTGGATACCAATAACTATGACAATGGAACGTATGTTATAGAAAATTGGGAGATAGTCGAAAGGGAACATCTACCATATGAAAATTTCGAAGAGCAATCAGAGTATAACTTTGATGAGTTCGTGGCAGAAATCAGAAGCATGAATGATGAAGTTTTCGGTTATACCTCAGAATGTGAAGGGGAGATAGTATGACTACCTTAACCTTTAACAGTAATAAAGAATTGAAGTCTCTCGCAAGGGAGACTTTATTCGCAAAGGAATTCAAAACTGCCTATGTCGATGAGACAACAGACGAAAGATCTTTTTGGCTTGTCAAAGACGAAGGCATCTATGTTATGAATTGCTATTTAAAAAATGGTGAAAGAAAAGTTGAGCATGTTGTCTATGCTAGTGGATTTAATCCTAAGTATGATAAAGATGGTGACTTGTGGGATAGAACATACGCAGTCAGTCGTGATGACTTCGCAGAGAATATCCCTTTAAACCTTTGTCAATTAAATCGTTTGCGAGAGGGTGGCAACCTAACCATCAAACTTACACATGAATACATAGAGGTGGAGGCATGAGCAAGCCAAAAGAATTTAAAGTAACAAGGAGAAGAGTAACTAATGAATTCATTTATGTCTTTGCCAAAGATTGGGAAGATGCTGAAAGGATTGCTTGCGAAGAGGAACACGATTGGGAATATCTACATTCTCATGATCATCTTGAAGTGGAGGAACAATAGCATGAATAAACAAAATCGAGTTTTAGGTATATCAAACGACCTTGTTGATAAATATTTAAAAACTAAAAAAGATATGGAAAAAAGTCTTCCGGCTCAAATTACTCTTAAAGATAGTCAATTTATAGAAATTTTAATTAATTTTTATTTAGAAAATAAAGATAAGGAGTAGAAGTCTGGGGGTGAAAGCCCCCAGGATCCTTTGGCCTCCAGATCCCGGTGTAGATCTCGGTTTACTTCCAGGTTCGCAAATGTTAGAGTTCGCAAATCTATTTCATTAGATTGGGTTTCTCCAGACCTTAATAAGAAGGCCCGGCTTAAACACCGGGTCTTTTTTTTTACGCACCGGGTCGCAAGTTACGGCCCAGGTCGCAAGTGCCGAACATAAAAAAGCCCGGACAGAACCGGGCTTTTTATCTAGCTACTTTTAGCAGTCAGTAAAGATTACGTCAAAGCCCCAATAACATTCCAAATACCAGTCATGTGGGTTGCTCATCATGTCATAGCTTTCTGGATGAGAGCCTATAGAATATCCTACGCCCCATTCCCAGGGGCCGGCCTCAAAGCATACCCAAATATCACCTTCGCTAATCTCTTCATGGTTTTCATGGTCGCTAGTAATGTAGACCTCTGTATCTGGATTAAAGCCCATTCTTTCAGCTTGCTTTCTCAAAGCTTGATAAAGCTGATTGGCTGCTTCTTCTTTAGAAACAGATTTAGTTTTTAGATCAGGCAGTAAAGCTGGATCTAATGTTTCATGATAATTAAATTTATTTTTTGCATTTTGCATTTTGGTTTCTCCAATTATTAAACAGAATAATTATAACAGATAAGTGTTGTTTTGTGTGTAAAAGTTGCTATAATGTGTAACAAGTTTAGCCGGCATTGTATTTCGTCTTTTCAAGCCGGTTGAGTGACGCCGGGGAAAGACCCGGAGGAAATGCCCGGCCTTATCCGGGCGTTTCTTTATCCGGATCCTGGACTGAATCACACCAGGGTACGCACAAGCTCGCAAAAATATATTCCAGATCGCAAAAGGTCGCAAAAATATACTCATCTGGACGCACCAGGACGCACGAGGTCGCAAAAATTTTGGGGTGGTGGCTCTGTGTGTGGGGAAATGCAAATAAATAGCTAAAAACTGCAATTTTTATTTATCCGTGTTTATCCTGTGCATTGTGCAATTATGTGTTGTATTTAGCTGAAAAAATGTTAGAGTATGTACTTTATTATTAGGAGAAACTTATGGGAATGGACTTATTTGGACAGAATCCAAAAATCAATTCACAAGCACCCCAAGAAATAAATTGGGATAAATCAACAGACGAAGAACAAGACAAATATTTAAGGGCTTACAGTAAATGGCAAGCTGAAAATCCCGGAAATTATTTTAGAAATAATGTTTGGCACTGGAGGCCATTGTGGGAATACATTTGTTTCGTTTGTGATGACACACTAACAAAAGAAGATGTTGAGTCAGGAAACTACAATGACGGACATCTAATCAACAAAACTAAAGCCGAAGCAATAGCACATAAACTTGAAACTTTATTGCTTGAAGGTTCAGTACAAAGATACGCAGATAAAAGACAAGAACATTTAGACCAATTAGATAAAGATGATTGGGATAAAAACTATCCTTTCTCTGTGGATAATGTAAAAGAATTTCTAGCATTTGTTAGAGACTCAGGTGGATTTAAAATTTGTTAAGGAGAAAAAATTAATGAAATTTACAAAAGAAGAATTAATTTTATTGGAGGTATGTTTTGACATGAACGCTGGAGATAACTATGTAAGAAATAGTTTATTTCCTGAGTGGTTAAAAAAAGATCATAACTTTAACGAAGCAAAAACAGAAAAAATTTTTAAGAGCATAGCTAAAAAATTTAAAGAGTTAAATTAAATGAAACCAACAAAGAAAGAACTGCAAGGAATACTTGACGCTCACCAAGAATGGTATGGCACGGGATTTGATATTACCTTAGACCATTTAACTAACGTGGCAATAATTAGAGATTACGTTCCAGATTGTCCTGGTTGGTGTGGCCATATTGCTTTAGTGGTATGGGGAGATGCTTGTTACAAGGATATATATTATTACGACTATCAATCTGACAAATGGACACTAGCCGAGTCAATGAACGAAGGTGATTACAAAATTAACAAAGAAGTTTATTAAGGAGAAACCAATGGAAGATAAAAAAGCATTCATAAGTGGGGAACGCAACTCTTATGAAGAAGAAGAACGCAATTTATATTGCCTTTGCGGAAAACTAAAAACCAAGTGCGCAGATTTGTACGCACATACATCCGGGGGTGCATGATGAGCATACTACTAAATGATATAAAACATTGTGAAGAATGTAATTGTGAGACAAATGAATTATATCTCACACACGATAACCAAATACTTTGTGTTGATTGCGAAGCCGATTATACGATTGAGATGATTAAATTAAATGGTGATGATTTAGATGAGGAGAAAAGCTAATGACTGAATCAATAGAAACGATTAAAAGCGACAATTACGTTGCCAATATTTATATAGACGATTTGCCTTGCAGTCCTAGAGAAGATGATAATTTCGGTATTTTAGTTGCATTTCATTCTAAATACGATCTATCCGATAACCAAGATTTTACTAAAGAGGAACTTATAGAACATATACAAAGAGACGATATATTTGCTCTACCTGTATATATCTATGAACACTCAGGTATTGCCCTAAGTACAGAACCTTTTAATTGCGAATGGGATAGCGGACAAGTAGGTTATATATTTGCTACTTACGAAGATATTAAAAAAGAAGGCTGGAATACTGAGCAAGCAGAAAATTTTATGAAGTATGAATTAGAAACATATTCCAATTACATCAACGGAGAAGTGTACGGATACCAAATATATAAGAAAGGAGACTGCGAATACTGCTCTGATGATGTGGATTCTTGTTGGGGATTCATAGGCTATGAAAGGCTACAAGAAGAAGTTAAAAGCCAATTAAAATATTTTGAGGAGTCCGACAATGATACTTAGCGACAAAGAAAAAGGTTTGCTTTTAGACCTATTGGCCGTACATCCCGGCAATACTTTAGCCAGCGATCTATACAAAAAAATAGATCAAGAACGCACTACTGATAACCTGGAGCAAGAAATACTTTCAGCTCTTAAAATCAATAGAGATGTTAATTGGATTGAACATGATCCAAATGATGAGTTTGATAATCTAATTACGTTTGTTAAAAAACTGTTTAAAAAATACAGGGAGAAAAGCTAATGGCTCAATATAGCAAGCAATTAAAAAATGCAGTCATGGATTTTGTAAAAGACGAAAGATTTTTTACAGATGATGCTGAATATATGCCAATGGAAGTTGCTCTACCAAAAAAAGAATTTACAAATGAATACAAGAACTACAAAACAGATTGGGTAGATGAAGATGATTTTTTAGTAGAGTTTGAAGATATTATTAAGATTGTTGATGAGGAGAAAATCTAATGCCAAGTGATGAAACTAAAATAACTGAGTTACTTAAAATCTTTCATTCACTTAACCAAGAAGATCAGGAATGGGTAATAGCAATATTGCCCAGGATCTTAGAAATAAAAGAAGATGACAGACAGCATTAACCCGGAACATTACAAAGATAGTGAGATCGAATGTATAGACGCAATAGAGTCAAGCATGAGCAAGGAGGCTTACAGAGGTTATCTCAAGGGAAGTATTATCAAATACGTCTGGAGATATGAAAAGAAAAACGGTGTTGAAGATTTGAAAAAGGCCAGATGGTTTTTAGCAAGACTAATACATCAGAATGAAAATTAATAACAAGGAGAGAGAATGTCATTCAAAATAGAAAAGAACGTACCAACACGCAAAGCGTACAACACTTTTACTGATACTCTAGATAAACTAGATGTCGGTGATAGCATACCTGGATTAACAAAAAAAGAAGTTTATAGATTTAGAGGAAACTTCTACACTAGAAACTTTAAAGATCGCAAGTTTACCTTTAGAAAAGAAGCTGACGGTACTTACAGAATATGGAGGACAGAATGAATTTAGTTAAGCTACAAGAAAAATGGAAAAACCAATTACCATTAGAAGCTGAAGGGCTGGTCGCAAAACGCAAATCTAAATTTAGATACGCAAGAATCACAAAAAATAACAAAGAAGCCAAGCAAATGATCGAGGAAGGTTACAAGATCAAAATGATTCATGGATACATTGTAGGTTTCAAACTTAAATAAACTAATGCTATGATTGGCTCGCATGAGAGAGCCAACATACGAAGAAGCACTTCAAGAGTTAGAAAAAACAGTCAAGGAACTAGAGTCTGGGAATCTAAGTCTTGAAGATTCAATGAAAGAATTTGAGAAAGGTATGAAGATCCAAGCCTTTTGCAAACGCAAGTTAGATAAATCTACTGAAGAACTTAACCGGATTCTTCAAGAAGATTAGTTTCTTCCTCCAGATCATCCTCCACATCCTCATCTTCAATAACATCTTCTACCATTTCCTCCTTAACCACTTCTACCTCCCCATTGATAACAATCTGATTCTGTTGCACCAACTCCTGTAGCCTTACCTCTAACTGCTCCCTACTCATGTTATCAATCTTATGTATCTTCAGCTCCTTCCTATCTACCATCAACCCGGCGAGCTTAGCTCTAGCTATCTCTGCCGTAACTGCTGGACCATATGACCCGTCCGCCAATGCAACATCTCTAATCTCTCCTAACTTCTTCGCAATCCCTTCATAAGTAATTTCATTCTTCGTTCTTTGTATGGCCTTCAACTCTCTCAC